TTGATCAGACATAACATAAAAACGGGTTATAACTTATTTATCACTTTTATTGTTTGGTGCTGGAGAGGGTTTTGGCAATGCCTTCATTTTCTCAATCTCTCTTGCTTGAGCATCGTCCGCTGCTTGTGCTTCTAGTTCGGGAGCGAAAGCATCGTTTTGACGATCCATCATGTCAAAGGTATTGAGATCAGCAGGGTTCATTGCTACACCAGCTTCGATGTCGCCAGCAATCTGCTTATCCATTTCCTTAATTTCTTTCTCAGTCTGCTGTAGAACTTGACGACGGATGTAGTCAACAGAGAAATACTTACCAAGGAATGGATCCATTTGGGCGACGAGGTTCATACGCTGAAGCATCATCTCCTGTTCCTTCAATTCATTGAAGTGGTTGTCGAACAGGAAGTCATACTGGATATGCTCCTCCATGTCATCCCAATCTTCAGGAGCAATTACTCCCTTGAGAATGAGTTGGGTCTTGAGAAGATCGTGGAAGAGTTCGCTAAATCTCTTACGTAGTCTTCCGACAAACTTAGCAAACTTGAGTTCGTCACGTAGGACTTCAGTGGTTTTACCAAGGTTGAATCCTTTATTATCGTCTGTGAGACGAGAGGGAGGAAGATTGAGAGAATTATAGAGTTTCTTTTTAAAATACTCAACGTCCTTGAGTTCGCCAAGATTCTGTCCGCCAGGTAGAGTAGAAATCTCAGTTCCACGACCACCCTCACGACGAGGCAACCAAAAATCTTCTAGCATACTCATATGCTTTTTGTCGTCACGGATCTCACCAGTGCTGGCATCGTAAACTAGTTTGTTACGATAACGTGCCATCACATCACGGAGATATTGTTCCGCTTTGACTTTAGGTAGATTGCCAACGTCAATGTAGAAAATTCTACGTTCTGGAGCACGTGACAATCTGTAGATAACGAGGGAGTCTTCAATCATACGAAGTTGATTGAGAGACTTGATTGCTTTGTGTAGGAAACTTAGTGGTTGTTTCTTATTCAGATCCATTAGACCTGAATTACACTTGGCAATAGAATCAGATGCTATCTTGATTCCATTTGAAGAAGCGAAATCAAAGGTAGCGTTTACGGTCATGGCATTAGCATAACCTTTAGGATTGTAGATGTAGTAATCAATGTAGTCGCCCCAGTCATACTCAAGAGCAGTTCCTTTTGCTCCTTGAGATGATGCTTCTGGACTCTTGATCTTCTGTCTTACTTTACGTAGTTTGAGTGGATCAATATAACGAAGTTCTAGGATACCTTTCTTGGGTTTATCCAAGTCAATAACCTTGTGGTAATATGAACGACCATCGATGTACCAAGTCCTAATGATTTGGTGAGCATTCTTGTCGAAATTTAGAAGTTTTTTGACGTGATTAAACTCGTCTCTAATCTTCTTCTTGACTCCAGCACTTACATCGAGGTTAGACAACTCGACTTCTACAGGAGAATCATCAGCATCACTGACGATAAACTCGTTAACGATTTCATCGATAGCAGAGTCACACTCTGGGTGTAGCGCCATATCTCTATAACGCTTAATCAATTCATATTCATTACGACCCTGGGAGCCATCGACATCCACATATGTACCAAAATGACCCCCAGCGGCTACCGCTACGGAGTCATCTTGATTTGGCGGGATAGGGGATTGACCCCTATCCTCACCGCCTTTATTAATAATAAAACCGAAGAGTTGACTCATCTCAATAGATCTATGTTCCTATAGATCTATTTATTAGATCAAAGTTCGATCAGTTTCGTGGTGCCATCTCTACCAGAATCACCGCCCTCTAGGTTGCTGTCAGTTGGGCTGACAACCTTCCAGTAGGAATACTGGAATTCAACCGAGAACTCTTCAACCTGATCATTGCTGTCATAAGCAAGATCAATCTGAGAAACATTGGTTGGGAAGCAATGCTGAAGTTGGTACTGTCTGAGGATTTGACCACCCTCAGCACCATGCTTCTCAAGTTGCTTAACATCTAGAGATGCCATGTAACCACCATCTTCGCTCGTAGGAACGAAGTTAGGAGAGTAGTTACCCTCATGGGTGTTCATGGATTCCAACCAGGACTCGAAGAAAGAACGAATCTTCATGTCCTTATCGTTGAAGAAGGTAGCAGTCCAAGTATCGAAGGTACGATCACCAGCGATCTTAACTGTTCTACCACGGAAAGGAACTTCGATAACACCTAGGTTAGAAGCGGGTAGAGCAGCGGACTTACAAAGTACGTTGACCAACTCACGGTCAGCGTCGGAAACTGTTCCAGCAGATAGGTTCGCTCCAGGGAAGCGAATATCCACCGAGAACATATTGGGCTTAACGCCCTGCCCAATCTGGGTAATGAAGTTGTTAATACGTGTTGCCATTGTTGTTTTCCTCTAATACGTTTGTGAAGTGAATAAATTAATCAACCACCGATTACTTCACTGAAGGAAACACCAGTCTTGGTTGCCGTGAGGGTAACCGTGACGTAGTTGATCGAACGGGTTGGCTTGACGTAAATCTCAGCAACAAATTCGTTACGGTCAATAACAGAAGCGGTGTTATTCGTATCATTACAAACTACGAGGAAGTCGGTGACTCCTCTTCTTGCTTGAACTTCAGCCAAGAACGAATTCAAAGCAGAAGCAAATCCAACTCTGGTCGTAGCATCGTTTTGCTCGAACAGTACACCCTTGGCAAGACCTTCTGCTCTCTTCTGGATAGCAAGGAACAAACGACGAACGTTAATTCTGTCGAAGGCAGAAGGAGAAGCAAGAGCAGTCTTGTCACCGAATAGAACGGTTCCAGAACCAGGGAGAGAAACAATAGGATTGATTCTTGCCTGATAAAGTTCGTCTCTATCAGCTTGAGTTGGGTTGAATGCTAGTTTCACAGCATTTCTTAGACCACCACGGTTGGTTCCAGCAGGGGAGTACCAATCTTCGGTCGAAGCAGAAGTGGAAACACAGAGACCAGCAACGTCGCCGTTACATGGAATCCAACGATAGACATCGTTGAAGCGGTCATACATGTACTTATAACCACTGTCGAATACAGCGTAAGAAGTAGATGCTAGAGTATTGAAGAAGTTGATTGTCTGAGTCTTCTGAAGGGATCTGCTGAGAGCACCACCAGTAGCAGCAATCTGATTACCTCTGTGAGGAGAAACGAAAGCGATACAATCTTTTCTACCTTGAGCAACACCCATGACAGCACCAGCTTTGAGTTTGGTGTCAGTCTCAGAACTCATGCCGCCACCCATGATGACGAATGCTAGGTCTGTAGTGTCTGCTTCGGTGAAGAGGTTGTAAGCATCAACGATTTCACCAGAGGTGTAATCATAGTCGCTGTCGCCAGCACTGAGATCAGTGGAGGTAGCAAGAGCAAGGGTGAAGGCAGATACGCCAGCATCACCAGATGCTTGACCCCAGGCATCACCAGCGTCATCAGAAGCAGGAGCATAAGCACCAACAACTGTAGTGCCGTGGTAGATGTACTCGGAACCCGAGTTGATAGCAGCCTTGTAGTAAGTTGCTTGGTTCTCAGCGCCCTTACCATCAGTTAGTTTCGAGAGGTAAAGCAGACGCTCGATAACGGTGCCAGCAGTACCAGAGATACCACCGTCGCTATCAACAACAGCAACGTGAACTTCGTCATACTTGATGCCACGAGCAGCAGCGTAAGCAGAAGTACCAGGACGAGGACCGATAGAAGAAAGAGCAACACCACCAACAGTAGTGGAGGACCACCAATCAGCAACGGCAGAAATTGCTACATCAGGATCAGAACCATCATCGAGAGCATCAGCAGTTGTGATCAAACGAGTAGGATCGTCGAGTACAACGGTTAGAACTTGGGCAGCATACGAGACAACCTCAGCAGTAGCGGTGCCACCACCAGATAGGTTAAATGTTACAGCACCACCAGCGGTTGGAGCAGTGTTGGGAGCAGCACCGAGAGTGATGATTTGGTCAGCACCACGGTCAGCAACGATAACACGTAGAGAGTTGCCCCACTCACCAGGAGTCTTAGCAACATAAGATTCGCCAGTGCCCAGACCGCTCATCCAATCAACAGAGTTCTTGACGTTGAGTGAAGCGTTAGCGCCAGAGTTGGCGGAGTTTGTGCCAGTCTCGGCACGGATTACGGCGAGTCTACCGCCGTAACCTAGAAATTCGGAAGCAACGAAATAATCTTCGGCGTTGGCAGCTGATGGAGCGCCAAAAGTTTCAACTAGTTCGGCTTGACTGCTGATAGTTGTAATTTCTCCAACGGGACCTTTAGCAAATGTTGAGGCAAAAGCAGCAGTGATTGCTTGACTGTTACCAACTACACCAGCAGTTAGATCACGTTCTTTGATTACAATACCAGGCGAGATAAGACTTGCCATGTGTTTTTCTCCTGTAGGTATCCAGATATTAATCTAATATTATTTAGATTTTTGGACTTCTTGAGTGGGGAAACAGAACATGAACATCACCAATCTGGATAGTCCCACATACTAGATCTATCCTTAGATTTCCTGCTTTCTATTACTCTTTTCACAGTACAGACTTTACATTCGTATGAATATGCTGACGCTACAGTTGCTCTATCTTTCCTTGTCAGATAAAAATCATCCATCAAACTTTTAGTCTTGCCACAACAACGGCAAGTTCTCTCTTTGAATATTAGATGATCTAGAGAAAACTGATCGCTTAAGTCCATTACCTATAGTCCCACATATATCCTACATCTTCTTGAGTGTCACCATACCAGACAGTACCATCAGTAACGAAACCTTCATCACCTTCTAGTCCTGTAGTAATAAAACCAAATGGTGACATGTCTTGCTCGATTTGATTCTTCTGCTCATCATAGATACGTTGACGAATATCATTGTCAGTCATCTCTTTGAAGTAATCCTGCTGGACCAACCAAGCAAAGATAACCATACACATTACAAGGTCATCGTGGAATCCCTCGTCTGCTTCAAATGATTGTTTCTTCTGGATGAATGTAGTCAACTCATTGATGATGTCATAGTCATTAAAGATAAGTTTGTCATCCTCTACAATTTGTTTGAGGTTGGCACATCCTACCTTCTTAACAGTCACACTCATCTTGACACCGAGTTGTGTCTTGTTACCAGAGAATCCTTGTCCAACAATCTGACCAGCACGTCCTCTCATAGCACACATAAGAACGTTGGGATACTCAAGGTCAAAGTTCAGGATAGATGCTACCTGATCTCCAATATCGTTTACTTCACACATGACCCAAGCATTGTTATATCCCCTAGCAACATCGTTAATTACACTAGGGAACAGCATTGGTTTGATTTCATTGTTCCTATACTTTGCTACGATACGATATGGAACAGTAGTAATGTCATATACAATGAAGGCAGAATAGTCGCCACCGATGCCACGACTAACGTCAACCGTCATTAAGTATTCATTCTTTTCTTTTGGGTTCTCGTATACATCCAGACCCTTGCTCCTAGTGATAGGTTCTTCAAACACCAGTGCCTTAAGTTTGGCAGCAGAGATTAGTGTGTCAACAGATCCCAGGAATTCACACTCAAACTCCTGTGTGAACTGACGCTGAGACGTGTTAGCAATAGTTTGTTTCTTCCATTCAGCATCTCTACCTGGCACTTGTGACCAGTGAACTTCATGGAATGTATATCCATTTCTACCGTTAACAGCATCCATCCACATCTTATAGAAGTGGTTCATACCCTGTGGGGTAGAAATGATAATTACCTTCGTTGATTTACCAGACGTAATAGTAGGATAAACAGAGGCAAAGAACGAGTCAGCAATGTGATTTGGGACGAACGCGAACTCGTCGAGAAAGATGATGTTAAACGACATACCTCGGACAGCACTTGCAGACGTAGAAGCTGCCAATATCTTACTGCCATTTTCTAACTCGATGTTTCCTTTGTTCCATACTACCACACCTTGCTGGATCCATTTGGGTAGGTTTTCATATGCTGTAGCCAAACGTGCTAAAAGATCCCTAGCAGTGGATGCTTTGTTTGCTAGGATACCGATGTTAACGTTGTCATTAAACAGAATATAGTGCAGCAGATAAGAAACCACCGTGGTAGACTTACCAGTCTGTCGAGG